TTCCAGAGATTTCTGTAATCCCTCTGGATTCAATAGACGGTTTATTTTGAGTTTCGTTTTTTGTGAGAAAATTACTGGCAAAAAAATCGTATAAAGTGGATCCTTTTTGAGCAAGTCTGGCTTTTGCCTTTTTAATCCCTTCACTGGTTTCTTCATACGATAATTCAATTACTCTGGCTGTGAAGTCTAACGCAAAAGATCCGTTTTTGTATTCATCTTTAACAGTTACATGGCTTCCGATTTCTACCAGTTTCTGATTCGGATTGTCATGCGTTGGATCATAGAACTCTACATCATAGATTTTTCCGAAATTACTGGCAATGGATTTCAGTTCCTTACTTGCTTCAATAAACAAGGATCTGGCTCCCATTAAATTTGAATATGGATATGCCGTTGGACTGTTTACCAGTGTCCACGCGTCCAAAATTACAGATGAATTTTCAGTAGTGAGAACTATTCTTAGTTTCGCAAAACCCTCTGCAGGTTCAATTCCCGAAACCATAATTCCAGTTGTGGTCGTGGCTGTAGAAATTGCACTATCTGAATCTGGATATATTGCTCCCTGTGAATCAACTAATTCAATTTTGTAGCCTCCTGATTCAACCCTGCCTGCAACCCAGAATGAAAAATACGGTCTGTCTGAATTGCTTTTTATGTCTATGTCAAACGCCTCAATTCCTTCGTCTGCATCCCCCTGAATCCTGACAGCTTTTTCACCAAATTCTGATAGGCTCCTGTCTGTTACCTGAGTTACTGTAGGCGATCCAATAACTTGAGTTCCCTTTGGAACGGATCCATCCATTTCACTAAAGTCTACACTCACACCGCTATCTTCAAGCAGGTTGTTGAATGGCGTGACATCAGTACGCCTGTATGAAAGTTCATTGACTCCTATTTCATTAACAGCTTCTGGATCTTCAATGTATGCAGACTTTTTTCCATTTCCGTTTAACGCAAAATACCCCTCACTGAGAGCAGAAGCATCTCCTGAAACAGTGACTTTGTTCGGGGTTTCTGTTGAAACAACTGGATAAAATCCTTCTTCTTTTGATCCGAAATACGGCAAGTTTGGATAGCCGTTTTTTACAATGCAGTTCCTTTGGAATGTTAGATCTGTCTCGGATCCGTTCACCGTACTGGTTTCTATATTCCATATAGCATCCTGAATATTGAAGGCTTCATTATCTGCACCACCCACAGGAACAATTCTGGAATAAAAGGATTCCTGCTGTGCAATTTTTGAGAGCTTTATTCTATTTCCATAATCACCACCCATTCCAATAACACGATCTGGAGCTTCACTTGATCCACCTCCGACTTCTCCAGTTTCTACAACGTTTATTTTGTAAGATCCTGAATCATAAACAGCCTCCCATTCACACCCAACTTCTTCACATACTTTTTGAAGCACTTCAAGATGTGACAGGTTATTCGATTGAATACTGATAATTTTCCCTTCAATCGATCCTGCAATGGTTCCAAGCTGAAAATTGGATGGTGCATTGTAATCTGCGCTGAGAATCAGTTGTAACAGCCTATCTACCCTCACGGAATAGAAAGGTATGTTAAACATGATATGTCCGCTATCCAGTACAGTTCTGATCCTGCGGCTGTTTAAATCTAACCAGATTGGTTCCCCTGTTACCGTTGTTCCGCTTCCACCGTCTGTTTTTCTGTCACTGGAAGTGATCCGAAATTCTTTTATAGATGAATCAGAATATTCAAGCCTGATTATTTTCCTGCGCTTCAAAAGGGAATCATCCGCATTGCTTATTTCAGTTCCAGACTTAAACGTAAGAGTGATTTTTCCTTTTGATCCTAAACGCTCTGATATTTTTGGAGCCTTTGAGCATGAATCCAGTATATCCTGACCGTTCACTTCTGATACAAAGTTTGTGGAATCTGGATCACCAATATATATTTTCTGTATAACCCTCATTTAAAACCCTCTGGTGCTTACTGCAATTAATTCTTTTCTGATTTCCTCTGCAATCAGATCAATAGAATCTGATCCAAGTACTTCACTGTCAACATTCACTGTGATATTATCAATAACGGTTTGACCAAAACCTTTACTGTTCATCATAGAACTTAAATCCATTTGCTGAACATTATCAAAACCAACTCCTTTCAGTGTGGAATGGATTCCCTCCAGTTTCAGATTGATCGAGAACAATAAAGCAACAACCTCATTCGCTTGAATTTCTGTAATGGTTCTGGATATTTGAACGGATCGTGAAAACTCACCACTTTCATCCATCCTTGAACCCCTTTCACCTGCACCCTGTAAAAATTCAAGTAGCCGATTAAATTCTTCCGAACTTAAATCACCAATAAACTCATCCCTTCCTTCAAACAGTGTTTTTACAATTTCCTCAAGTTGCTTTCTGCCTTCCTCTGTTGTTAAATCCAGTCCTGCTATCTGGCTTAATTTACTTTCAAGTTCTCCAGAGATACCATCCAATCCACGAACTTTATTCAGAAAGTTTTGCAAAGCACCATCCAGATCTTCTGTTCCAAACTGCAGACTCATTTGAAATTCCGCAATCGCACCTTCGAGACTTTCACCAAAATCCTGAAAATTACTTCTTAATTGATCCATAATATCATGTAAACCCAAGTCTCTTAAAAAGTCCTGAACATTCATAGTTCCACTTTCAAAAGCAGGTCTGGCTGTTTCAAAAGCATCTACAACACCACTGAATAAATCTGGAAACAATTCTTCCAGTTTCCGCAGTTCATCCTGCAGATCATCCATATTCATTTGTGACAGGTCTGGCGTTGTGAAGTCTGTAAATTCCTCTCCAGTTGTAGGATCTATTGAAGTGATACGTTCACCTGCAATTCTCCTGATGATTTCAGCCACTTCATCAACATCCGACTGTCTATTTTCACCACCGACAATGCTGGAGTTTAAAAAGGCTTCTGTGTTTTTTTCAATGGCACGTTGGTTCTCTTTTAAACTGGTTGTAATCGCCCTCAGTTCACGCCTTAATTCATCGTTATCCTTTCGGCTCGGCAACATCGATAATAGCTGTGATCCTATTGCTACACCTGCACCAATAGCACCTGCACCTGCAAGTACTCCAGATACACTTGCTAAGTTATCATCACCCTTTAATTCCTTGATTTTCTGGATGTTTCTGAGTAGTGAAGTAGATGAATCAATCGCATTATCCAGATTTTCACCGATTAAACCAAACTCCCTTCCGAGTTGCCTGATACCATCAATAGCATCTGCAATCCCTCTCAGATCATCCAGAAAGCCACCTGTTTCTTTTTCTGCATCCTTTGCCCCTTTTTCAGCTTCATCGAATGCTTTTCTAAAAGATTTTTGCAGGGAATCGGTAAGCAGTCCTGCATCTTTCAGCATATTGAAAAGAGTACGCAGTTTTTCCAGTTGCCCTTCCGAAATAACCTTTACTTGCCTGTCAAAAGATTCCTGTGATATGTTCCCTGCTGATAATTCATTTTGAAGCGCAAGCAGTTTGTCAAGCATTTCCTGTGTAGATCCTGACAGTCCTTTCATTCCTGCCTGTAATTTGTCCAGATCTAAGTTTGGCTCTACCTGTGCAAATCCCTCTCCCATAACAGAGACAAATTCCATTGCCTGTTCTGTGTTTCGCCTTAATTTTTCTTCATTTTCATATCCAGTATCTGTTGCCTGTTCCGTAGTTTCGTTATTCTCTTTTTTGGTTTTGGTATTTTTATTCATCAGTTCATTTTCAGCCTCAATCAATCCCTGCAATTGCTCCTTTATTCCCATGAATTTCTGATTCTGAATAATTGCCTGTTCTAACGCTCTGGCTTCTTCTCTGAGGACTTCTGCACGATCTTCAAAACCACGATCTACAGCATCCTGTATTCGATCATCAATTCTCGACAATCTACCAATCATTTTTTCAGTTAACTGCTCAACTTCTTTCATCCCCTGTGGTAACTTATCAACTGGAACGGTCATCAGTTCACCGACTTCAAATTTGTCGCCCCTTAATAAAGCATTCATTCCACCTCTTTCCCCTGTGCGAACCCTGACATTTACAACTGGATCCATTTCATCAAATTCCTTCTCAATTTGTTTCCTGAGTTCCTGAGTTTCCTTTAACATCTGTCTGGTTTCAAGTTTCGCTATTGCTTCACCCTCCACACCTGCTCTGCGTAACAGATTCAGAACTTCATCCGTATTATCACCAAACTTATCCATGAAACGAGTGAGATTAATCACCTTGCTTTCTATGGTATCAAAAAATGATCCGATTAACGATATCGCACCTTCACCAAACGTATCGACAATAATTTGCTTAAGACTGGTGAACCGTTCAGATAGCGACTTCATTTGATTTTCAGCAACCTCTTTTGTCGTACCTCCCATGTCTCTCAGTTTGCCTTCATATTCAGCAATGGCATCCGATGTGCCAAGTAAGGTTTGCAGGAATATTAAACTTTCCTCTCTGAATCCCATTGCAGAAAGCTCTGCACGTTTTTGTTCATCAGTCAACCCTGCTAATCGATCTTCTATTTGACCGATTATAACGCCCATATTATTCATGGTTCCAGAAGCATTAAATATCTCAATTCCTGCTTCTTTTAGTGAAGCCTTATTTTCATCCCAAGCTCTCTGCAAATCCCTTAAGAGTATTTGAAGTCCTTGCCCTGCACTTCTGCCTTTAACACCTTGATCCGCCCAAGCTGAAAGCAATGCAACACCTTCTTCAACGTCTTTATTTACAGCTTTTAGCGCTGCTGCCCCTCTATTTGTCAACGATTCCGAGAACTGCTGTACAGTGGCGTTTGCAAGTGTATTCGCCCCTACCAAAACATCTGTTACTCTGACAAGGTTTTTCAGGTTCTGCTCTGAATTTTCTACAGTCAATCCGAGTGCTGATTGAGCATCTGTTGCAAGATCTGTTGCTGTTGCCATATCGAACATTCCTGCTTTGGCAAACTCTGCAACTGGTCTGATTGCTGTTAATTGCTGTTCAAGATCCAGACCTGCAGAAGCTAAGAAGAAAAATGCCTCACCAATTTTATCCAGTTCAATGTTTACAGATTTCCGAACATTTCTTGCAGTTCGTTCCATCTGCATCCTTTGGGCTTGAGATACATCACCCATAATTGCAATGGATTTCTGCATTTCAGAATTGAACCTAAGATTCTCCTTTAAACCGTTTGACAATACTCTTTGAAGGGCTATTACTCCACCAACGGCTACGGTTCCAAAGGCAATCGCTATACTGTTCCCAATTGCTTTTGTGACTTTACCAAACTTTTGAACGATACCAGATGATTTTTTCACCTGTGCATCTGTCTCTTGAAAACCTTTCTTGTGTTTACCAGTACTTTTGTCAACAGCTCTATCAACTCTCCTTAATGCTTCGAGATACTTTTTTTCTTCTAAAGTGATATGCTCAATTAGAGCCATTTCATACCCTTATTTTAAGACCGCTGTTTCAGTAGCTCATATTCCTCAGTGATTTTCTTTTCAATTTCCTCTGGAGTATCAGCCACCTTTTTCTTTTTCGGCTCTGGTTTCGGTTCGGTATATCCTGCATGATCGAACCATTTTTCAGTGAATTTTTTAGGAACAGATCCAAAGCCAAAACCTGTTGCCAATCCTGTCTCAATTCGTTTCCTGTATTTCAGTTTCCCTAATTGGTTATACAGTTCTAAGAAAAATGAAAACGGATATTCCTGAACAACACGATACGGATCCACCTGATAGATATGGCAAAACTCCGTAATTATTTCGCTCCATTCTTGTTTTTTTCCTGACCTGTTTTCATCCTTTTTGATTCCATCTGGTAGGCTATAACCCTGAACAATTGCTTTTTTTACAGCTTTCGTTACTTCAAAAGGGAATAGTTTCCACACCCTCAAAAGTTCTGAGTACGCCATTTTATCAGCAAATTCGAGCTTATTCAATAACGATAAAAAAACATCTTCAAAATCTGGTTCCTTTGGTCTTTCCATTACATAAAGCAATTGAATTGAAAGCCCCACAGTCGGAGCTTCCAATTTGTATTGCTTTCCCTTTACTGATAGAACCCTATAAAAGAGAGACGTTTCTATCGCCATGAATCACCCATTAAAAAGTAGATGGATCTGGCAGACTCCATGTCAATCCCAGAGCAGTTGGTGCGCCTTGAAACAGCGCCTGTGAGCTTACTGGAATCTCAGTAGATCCTTGATCTTCTTCTCTTTTCAATCCTGCAAACTGCACTTCATGCGGATTAAGAGAATCGTCACCACCATCTGGCAGGTTGAACGTTAACTGACCGAACTCATTTGCAATAACAGCAGGCATCCATATAGCATCTGGATCTTCATCCACATTTGAAGGATAATCAGCAAGATCACGAACTGGCAACAGGCATAACGTATGCAAGTCACTGATTCCGATTTTCTTGAATCCAGATCCGAAACCGAGAGCTTTTAGCCCACCTGCTTCTTCAATGGTTGCACCTGCCAGATACTGCTTCATTTTCGTTTTATCTTCATCCAACAATGGAACGGTAGCAACAGGCGCAATTCCTGAAAAGAATACAGATCCTGCAAGCGGAGTTGATCCACTTTGATCGGCTCTACCAGTAGCAATTTGAATGTTTGGGTTAACAACTACGTCACCCCTTGTTTTTCCGAGATACACCATGTCGGCACCAGATGCAGTAGTTGGATCTCCAAGCAATACATACGCTGGACCGACTCTTAAATTTTCAGCCATGATTATTCACCGTTTTTATTTCTTTTTTAGGTTGTAGAGTTCTATCAGTGATTTCATTGACTTATGAAACACTGGCTTTTTCGTCTGCACTTTTTGTGCGTTAGAAAACTGTTTTAACCGAACTGGAACGCCTGATTGCGTTTCAAAATTCGGCTGTTTTTGATCGTTTATAATTACTAAAGTTTTTGCCATGATTATACTGTTACGGTTGCTCCTGCATCAGTTAGTCCATCACCGTTGTAAATCCCTGTTCCGTTAATCTGATCTGTTGCTTTCTGGCTTAATCCATTATTTGACGAAACATCTATGGTTGCAGAATTAGCACCGATTTCATCCCTGATTTTCCACATCTGATTAATAAATTCACTTGCCACTTCCTCCGACAGATCATTATCCGATATGTCAAAATTTGTGAGTTGAGTAAATCCAGATAAGTCTGGAAGAACTGTTATCGCATTCCCTGCGAAATTGAAGTCCGTAACTTTTCCTGCAAATTCAATTCCTGTAAGATCCGCAATCGTAGTTTCAGTGCTGACATCAATTGCTGTTGACTGGTTTGCAAGTTCCTGAACCGTTGTGGCAGATAATGCAGATCTCAAAGTTGAATCAGTAACAGCATTTGAAAACTGCGCTGTACTGTTTACTCCCATCACACTCATAGGATTGTTCAATATAAACACAGATCCTATTCCACCCTGCATTAGTTCATCACTATCAAGCTGTGTGATTTCACATTCAAGAACCCTTCCAGAAAGTACATCGTCACCTTCTGGCAGGTTGTGAGTAATCTGACCTGTAATATTCACATAAGCGTTTCGGATCCAGTGAACAAAAGGTGACTTCCAGATATCGGCTACATTGTCTTTCTGGTATATGTGGTTTGGTATTAAGCAAAAGGCTCTTTCAGTAACAAAGCCCTGCTCTGTACCAAAACCAAGAGCTTCCAACGATGAATCTTCTACTTTTACAGAATTTTCAGCAACCAATAAAAGTTTAGCAATCTGAATATCCACAAGCGGAACTTGAACGGTTACTCCAGATCCTGTTTTCCATACTGCATTTGCAAGCGGAGTTGTACCACTCTGGTCTGCTCTGCCTGTTGCAATGGTTCCTTCATCGATTGTTACTGTGATATCACCTCTGGTTATTCCCAGATCTGTCCAATTGGCAAATACATCCTCAACTCTGTCTGCTACAAGGATCCTTTGCGCTCCGATATTTTTGACAATTTTACTCATAACTGGTCAATACGGTTTTATAGGTTGATGCATTATACCAAAATCCTCTTTCCGAATAAAGGCTTCCGACTGGTCGCATTATCCTAAACAATGGCATAGATACTGTTGCTCGTTCTAAATTAACAATTTTCCCATGCAGATTTTCAAAAATTAGCCCATGAATCGTTTGCAGGTACGCGTCGATGTCGTAATCATTTGGAAGTGTGCCTGATGGCTTGAAGTCAACTCGTAGGTTAACCTGCTTGTGTATTGAATGGTCTGGGTAGTCCGTTGCATTCACAAGCCCTGTGCGATCCATTATGACGATTCTGCTCCACGATTCCGTATCTGGTTCATTTGCAACTTCTCTGTTTGACCGCAGTACCTGAATCAATTCATCATATTCTGCATTTGGATCCAGAGCATTTTTGATATCACTTACTTCCAGAAGTGATTTGATGCCCTGCTTTAATCCGTAAACTTGTGGCGGTTTAGTACTCATTTCGACACCATTTTTTTGTCCAGAATATTCTGAACGGCTTTCCTCACATTATTCCGAACTGCTTGCTCAATTCCACCCAGTACAGAATAACCACTCATATTATCCAGATGTTCTGCATACTCAATTACATCTGTGATTGTAACACCTGATAAACCACTTCTGGATATTACACCCCATGTTAAAATCAGTGTATTCCCATGAACCGATATTTCTGATCCGATGGATCTGGCAAGATTACCTGTTCTATCAGCCCAATTACCAATGTGTCTCATTCTGGATCCTTCACCTTTTTTAATTGGCGGTGCAGGTCGGTTCGTTAATGCTTTTGCCATATTGGAAGCCTTCACACCTTCGGCTTCAACAGCGTGTTTAATCTGTCTGGCTCTTTCAGTACGTGCTTTCGCAAAAAAAGAATCATGCTTTGATTTGTTCACCGTCATTCCCATTTTTTAAATCCCTTTTAAAACTTTTTTCGTGTTCGTATTCTACAAGATCCATGAATGACATGGATTTTTCTTCTGGGGTTTTTCCTGAATACATAATCCTGAAAAATGCTACAAAGAAAGCCCACAGCCTCCAGTGTCTGAATATGGAATAGATCTCAAGAACAAAAAAACCTAAATACGCTCCATATTGGAAATAGTACAATGGAGCTATTTCGGGCATGGCATTCGCAGGTATCGCTACACTTGCACAAGCAATAACGTACCCTGACACCTTGTAGATTTTTCTCGGTATCAATTCGATTGAAAATTCTCCGTTTTTCGCAGAAACTATAAGACCACTTAACCAGTCCAGAATAACCAGATAGGTTAATCCTTTCCACCATAACATCGGTGTGGAAAACAATTCAAGTGATAACACTCCTAAAAGCCCCGAAAGGTATATTGACAATTTTATAGCTAAGTGATCTGTCCATTCAAATAAAAAGCCGAACATAGGCACTACTACAGTCTTATTGAACATATCAGAGTTGTTTAAGTCTAAATATTTCTGGTATTCCATATCAATTCACATCCTTTATAAAATTACAGTGAATCGCTTCTGACGTTCTGTTCTTTCCATTAATCCTGCAAAGAATTTTTTTACCATCATTAAACTCGACTTCAACAGTATCATCTATTTCGATTGACCTGTGAATAAATATTGGCAACCACATTTTGTATTCAACAAAGTGGGCTGATCCTTCATCCATGTTTTTGAAAGCGAGTTTATCGTTTTCACTTAACTCCTGAAAATCCGCCTTGCCTTCATAAATTGTTAATGTTGATTCACCTTCCAATCTTTTCGTAGTTGGATCCTGCGTTCCGCCAATAGACCGCTTTATTACAACAATTGCATTGTACCTTTGTTTTACCATGATACAGTATTGTTAATATTCTTACTTGTGTGCAATTTAGGTTTGGGCTTCGATGTATCACCTGCCATATCTTCTGCAAGTTTTTCCCTCAGCTTTTGAGCAAGGGAACTGATCGCACTGTCACGATAATCGAAAGTTTTATCACCTTCTTTTACAGAATTGTAAACATCAATATTGGAATCATTTTCAAACTGAAAGTTGACTTGATACACCAAAATCAGTTTGGCAAGATTTTCCCTTTCTGCTTTATCAAAACTTTCACCAGACAGATCATGAATCAATTCTGCACCGACTACATTGGCATCAAAAATTTCTTTTTGGTCGGCATCACCAGTAGCAAAGAGCTTTGCTTTTTCGGATAACAGGGCGTGTGTAGAAATGTTGAAAGTAGGCATGTTTAATAATAATTTATTTAATTTCCAAATAAATAATTGGCATCACCCCGTTTCTGTGTGCCTGTATTCTCTCATATTTCCTCTGTGAGCCTACAATATACCTTTGAGTATTAGGATATGTCTAAACAATTTCCATTTTTGAGAGTGAAAACGGAATTATAAAATAGTCCAGAATCCTTGATTCCAGACTATTTTTGACAGGCTACTTGCTACCCAATTCAGGATTCTGGTTCATCAGTTTCATCAACTGAATCGCCTTCACCTTCCTCAGATTCTTCCTCTGGCTGTTCACCAGATTTGATTTCATATTCACCATACTTGGCAACGTACTCCAGAATTTTATCTCTGGATTTTTCTCCAATACCATCAATTTCTGTTAGGTCTGGATGTATGGCAACGGACTCAAAATCTTCAAGCCCATTCTCTACAAGTTTGCTGTAATAAGGAATTTCCTCAAAAGATCCGCCTTGCTTTTCCTCTGATTCATTTTCCCCTTTTTCCATTTTTTCAATCTCAGCAATCGCTTGTGGTTTCCTCATTCCCTGCATCATTAGTACAGTAAGAATCAGCCCAACAGGTGTGGGCTTATTCTCATGTGGACCGAACGACTCCCCTTCAAACTCAATCGTATGCTTAAGAGTGTAAGGTAGTTTCTTCATTATTACGCTCCATCGATTTCAGTTTCGAGAACAGCTACCTTATCTGGGTTCTCCAGAACTGGCAGACCGTTACTCACACCTTCACCGACCAATTGCCACGGTTTTGTCTGTGGAGTGTAAACACGACCCCAACGACCTGCAAGACCTCCGCCTTCAACAGTAGGTGCGATATGAGTATAACCCAACTCGATATCACTATCTGGATCTGGAGTGGATCCCTCTCCAACTCTGTAAGAGCTTCGTGTTCCACGACCAATGCAAAGAATTTTCTTCTTCGGCATAAACGGTACTTTCACCGTTGTTTGTTGATCGGCAGGATTGATCATTTCACCTTCCATGCTGTAAGTAACAAGTGTTACTGCATCTCTGGAATCGGTTGAGGCACGTTCATTATCTCCAACCAGTCTGCGTAAACGGAAAACACCGTTATCATCAGAAAGGACTTCGATTTTGTTCGCATCATTTTCAATGATCGCAAGCATTGTGTCAATGTGGACAATCATTGCACTCACATTGTAACTCAACTGCTTTTGAACAGTTCTTACATCAGCCCAGAAAGTTGAACTGGCTTTATCATAAGCCTCCGTTCCAGTTGCCTTCGGAATGAAGTTTGCAGATGGAATGCCATAATTAATTTTGATCTGCTTTCCATTGAAGTTCCAATCAATAGAACCATTTACAAGAGCTTGCGCTCTCAGCCATTCAAACGTATCGAAATGACCTTGCAGGATCACCTTATCAAAAAAGTTCAGAACTTCATTGACAAGAAAATCTGTGGTTTGCTGACCACCGACTACAAGTTGCATCACCATTGCTTGAAGTTTCCTCAAGTTACCTTCTGAAAGAGTAGCACGATTCGCAATCTTTGCTGTGTTTTCAAGGAAGGTACTGATCTTCACATGACCGCCTTCTGGATAGTCGGAGCTTTCAGCAACCAACCCTGCCATTGTAGCGGAAATTTCCATATCTCCAGTTGTTACCTTGTAGTCCTGAACATTACGCTCTGGCAAGATAGACGAAAAGAGATATGAATCTGGTGTTCTGGCTTCATTGGCAATCGCCGAGAGTTGGCCCCCTTCTAATTGCTCAATAGCCTCATTAAAACTAAAATCCATTTGTCTGTTATTTTTGAGTTAATATTTATTGAGAGTATTAAGCGTTTAGCTTACCCGATCATCCTGATAGGATTCAAGTGTAACTCCGTTTCCTTCTTCATCCACCTCAGTTATGTAGGTGTCAAAATCAGATTCATCACTATCTGGAAGCAGGTTATCATAAAATACCCCACCGATTACAACAGCCTGACCTGTGATTGCTCGCTCTCTTTCAGCTTTATTGATGGATTCCAAAAGAAACCCGATTGCTTTCGGAGTAGCTGTACCGCCACCACCATCATCTGCAGGAGTTCCAGTTACACCTTCAACAGTGAACGTTGTAGAGCTTGGAACAGAATCAACAGTAAACGTTCCGTTGTAATCGCTCTCAGAGTACCCTGCGATAATTACTTTATTACCAACAGCAAGCCCATGATCTCCATCAGAAGTATGAGTTGCAGTTCCACCATCTTCTGTTGCACCTGTAAGGGTGATTTCAGCATCTTTTCTCGGGGCAACCCCATCACCAACCAGTGATACGATTTGTCCAGATTTGATTTCTTTATTCCCATCGGCATCCGTGTCCACGACTTTATCCCAGTTGATCTTTCGACCACTGTTCTGCACAACAGTATTGTTGCTCACGATCCACGAAATTGTTGAGACGTTGTTTTCTGTACGACCCATAATTTTTATTCAGTTTTTGATTCTTGTTTCGGTTTCAACGGATTTCCTGATCTCGCCCGTTTGTTTCGGTTCTCCAGAAAGGATTTGACTGTTGAGCCTTTGCCCTTTGGACTGGGAGATCCTTTTTGCTTCACAAACTTCCTGCCTGTATTTGGTTCGTTTTCATTCTCAGTAAACAAACTCGACTTGAACTCTGCAAGATTTTCATCAACATATTTGGAAAATTCAGTTTTATCTTTTCCATTTTCACCATGCAGTACATTAACGATTTCAACTTCTTCTCCTTCATCGTTCTTTGATTTGCCAATTTCAAAATCTGCATCTGGAATCAGCTTTTGTACCACATTGCTTTTGACTCCATAAATGGAAGCCAATTTATTGATCTTAATTTCCTTTTGAGTTTCATTCAGCTTTTCTTTTGCTTCATTTCGCTCTGTGATAACCGATTCAAAATCATTCACCGATTTCACTTCATTTTCTTCCAGTTTGTCAAGCAGGGCTTTCTGATCTTTGGTAACTATTTCACCATCTTCACCGATTTCAGATTCCTTTAATTTCTTCCGCAACTCGAAATTCTCATTAAAAAGGATCTTGTGAAGTGGATCCACATCACCATCGTTTGACCGCTTAGCCAACGACTCCAGAGATTTTAATGCTTCATCTGGCAGGATTCCATCAACTTTCTTGCCGAGTGATTCAATTAGTTTAGAAAGTTTATTCAAACCTGCAGATCCGCTATCATCTGGCTTATCGAACATTATTCCAAAGGTAGGTTTCGTCTGTCTATATACGAACATTGTGTTTTCTCGTTTTCGTTAAAATTAAGATAGGCTCCTTGTCCATCGAGAAAACAGAGTTCCTTGACTCTGCTTTCATTATACAAATTTCTAAGCAACCTTTCAATTGATAGAATCTACAAAATTTATTTACCCTTAAAAACTCATAGTTCCCCTTTAAACGCCTGATATGCTAATCGGTTGAGTTGGTTAGTCCTTTCAACGTTAGTAAGCCTGTGCGACTTCGTTTTTCCCTTATAGAACCTGCGTAGCCCCTTTTCGTTTACCGTTCTGGGTGCTTGTGGAATTAAATCTGGTTCACCATAATTTTGAGGCTCTTTCAGTACATTCAACGTATAGCAAGCACAATATGGATGCTGTAGCGGTGGAACCGTGTCTGAATAAAATACTCCCTCTCCTAACCCGAACTGATTGGATTCATGATTGTAGGTACAGCTATCTGGTGACGTTGGAAGTCCATAGTGCCGACCACTCACCTGCCATTTAACAGCTTTGATTACTGGTGACTTGACAGATGCTATTCGATTGGCTTCATGGTAGGCATTCCCTGTTTCCGTTACCGCAATCCTTCGAACATCCTTTAAAAATGATTTTGCACGTATGATTTGAGCAGTATCCAGATCATCTACGGCATTAGCTATTTTACCTCCTCTTGGACCGAGATTCTTTAACACTCTTTGAAACTCTGGATCATTCTTGCTGAGTACCCAACCGATTTCTTTTGTCAAACGATCTGGTGAAACACCCCTCTGGATTCCAGATGCAATTGCTCTTTCCATATCGTTTTTTAGGTTTGCTATATCCAGTTTAATCAACGTTTTATAGTTGTATTCTGGAGCTAAACCTCTCCGCTTCAAATAAACCTCAAGAGCGCCTTCCTCCAAACCCTCAATGGGATTGAGTGTGGCAGAGCTTCCAACGATTCTGGCTACCTCTCTCATACCTCTGTTGTGAGAATTTTCAATCAGATCAATTCCCTCTGTGATTGAATCACTTACGATCTTAATGGATTCACCACCAACCCTGTCTGCCATTTTAAGCAGATCCGCCCTTAATCGGTTTGCTCTTACAGTTGTTATTCTTCCAGATGAAACATCCTGATCGATACGAACCAGTGATTCTGCTACAGTCTGGAATATTCTAATATACACATTTCGCAGTTTTCCGTTGGATCCTGCAAGTTCATTCCTTGCTTTCAGAATGATTTTATTATAGGTGTATTCTCCCTGTGGCATTATTTGAGAATGATTTTGACCGTTTCATCAAACTGTTTTTCCAGTTTCTTCGACATCCGTAATGCTTCATCTGATTTTGTCTGGAAGTATCTGGTTTGCTGTTGCCTCATTTTTTTTCCGAGTTTGGCAAGCTGTTTTGCACCGTTCCGTTTTGCCTGTTTCAGTTCTTCTTTTGTGTAACTCATACTGACCTCCATATACCATCGGTTAAATAGCCATGTACCGTAATTTTCTTATTCCTTTTCATCAGTGAGATTTTGATGGAAGGTTTTACGGTTATTGTGCCATTATCGTTTTCGGTTACTGTGTGATTATTTAATGATCCAAGCCCAACTTTCGGGTGCCATAGCAACCAGTTTCCTATTGAGCTTTTATAGTAGCAAACACGATTTTCTTCAATCTCTGAATATTCTGCGATCCGTTTGGCTTGCTGTTTTTTTAACACTATTCCGTTTCTTCTGTTGGGGTTCCAGTTGATCCGATTTGACCTAAAAAGTCATTCTCTTGAGCGGAGCTATTCACAGATGTTCTGATTTCCTCCAGTATTGTATTCACTTCTGAATCTTGAAGCTCTGCAAGGATATCCAGATCGCCAATCATTTTCTTGTATAGCTGAACGACCAGTTCTGCAGATGTGTATTGCGATTGAGTGATTACATCCAGTAATGCTTTTGCTTTCAGAAAGTCCGTATCAATTTTAGCTTTTTCTGATTTCACATCATCGACACCAAGTCTGGACATAGCCGTTTCATCCGAGATTAATCCAGTCTCTCTCATTTTAGCTATGATATCTACATCTTCTGACGTTACAGCACCGAGATTTGGATTACATTCAAACTGAGCAATGTATTCTGGTTCATCAGCATCCGTTCCGTTCATCCATGTAGCGAGATAAATCAGAGTTTCAATCATCCATTTTCCTGCTTCATTGAAATGGTTGACCGATGTGGAAACATCATCTTCAAAATCCTTTTTAGCTTCTCTGCGACTGATTCCAGATGGTTGAGATTCAGCCTGTAACATGATGTGCGCTTGATGTGTTTCCTCCAGAATGTTCTGGTAAAACGTCTTTCTGGTTTTCTCAAAAGTATCTGGATTGATTGGATCCCGAAATACAACCGAAGGGCTTTCGGCTCCGACAATTTCACCACCTTCATTGAACTTTGGAATACCGCTTATAAAACTGGTTGTACTTGGACCAGTTTTGAGTTCTCCAGAGGCATCAAACTCCCATTCATTGTCTGCATTTTCTTTCCATTGACCTGGCGGCATTCCGTTCAAAATGATCCGTTCAACGAATGCAGACCAGTCCAGATTGGCAGACCACATTGTAAGAGCTTTGTTCAGCAGATCCTGATTTTGCTTTACTTGCTCTGTGATAATAGCTTCTCTTTGTACTCGGTACATGGTAAGATTTCCATGAAGCTGAATCGGTTCACTAATATCAATTTCCTCACCACCGAAAGTAGCAATAAACGTTTTGTCGATGTTATCAGCAGATAGATACGGAAAGTCCAGATCGCCTTCTTCTGTTTGCTCACCGTTCACATCAAAATCAGTAACCTTGAATGTGATTTCTACAAATTCATCTTCATCGTCATTCTCATAATTGAATATTCCGACCCTTCGCTTGGTGTCACTTTCCTGATATACAGTTGCACCCTCAATATCCGAAATGTCGAACCAGATTTTTTCAATCGCTTCTTCAACGGATTCCGTATCTACCAGTCTGCCATTTTCATCCACATTTGATTTTGGAATATAAAACCTCAAAATAGCTACTTCACCGTATAACGTCATGGCTAACGCTTTCTGGAGCTTCGAGATAACATTCTTATCCTTCATCCATTTTGAAACGGCTTTTTTGAGTGATTGAATTTCCTTCATTTCTTCTGGAGTATTTTTATCACCCCCTTCCTCAACCTCAATAGCAGGTAGGATTTCAACCGTTGGGCTTTTACCAAATACAGAATTTGTATGTCGTGTAATTACTTCACGAACTACATTTTTTGAAGCAAACTGTCTCTGGATCCTTAGAAGTATTTGAGCCGAGTTGTCACCTTCTGGCTTTGGACCGACCCAACCATTTCCACCTCTCCAGTGATCCCCTTTGTATAGTAGCTTGTAGGTTGAATAATCTGTTTGAATGGATTCTTTATCCAGATCCAAAAGTTCATCTGCTTTTTTTTGCGATAGTGCAAGAATATTTAGTGCCATGATTAACCCATAGGTTTATTTGATTGTGAACCGAGTGGTTTGCGTTTCTTAATTTTAATATCGGAAAACGAATAGACAAGTGCATCTGCTCTATCTGGCGATTTGATTCCCCTTTTTACCATATCCTTTTTTGATTCGATTTTCACCTTACCTGTACTCATTTCAATAACTGTGGGTAACGAAAGCTGTAAAATAAGCTCTGAATCATCTGGTATGCTTATCAATTCATCTGGCAGGTAGTCAAGTGCTTCCATTGAAGCCTGATACGTTAGGGATAGATTCTCTGCGTATTCAATCATTTCAACCGTTTTCCTGAATCGTTCACGTACAGCCCACCACATTTCGGCTCTTATGTTCTGGAATCGTTCATCTGCTCTCAATTTGGGATTATCATCATACCTCTTTTTTGACGGTCTATCTCCAGAGTTTACGGCTGTTAGTTTTGGGGTGAACTTTCTTTCCATTCCCTGAATGGTTCCACCGATTCCTGCTCCAACACCAATTGCATCGTAACAATATTCATGAACTCCATCCCTTTCTGCGTATCTGGCTGATTGCAACGCCCATTTGTTAGGATCCGATTTTGATTTGTGTTCCAGTTTTTTAACCACACCACCATGCCTGTAAATGTAAACAGATTCTCCAGATCCAGTTCCACCACCAACATCAACTCCTGCCTGCTTTTTCCCTGTCTCTGGGATATCCAGATTAACACATTTTCTTACCCATTTTGCAGGAACGCAGATTCCCTCAACAGATGCTGAATAATCAATATCCAATTCTTGAGCAATGGTAGTTTCATCATATTTTTCACATTCCCTATCATACCATTCTTTGTTTTTAAAAGGGTGTGCTGTCCAGTGCATTGTGAACACATTGACCTGTGAACTGAATCGTTTTTTTGCAAATAGATTTCCCATTCCGTATGGAGTAGATCCGTACAAAATACAGTTAGTATTCTGTGACAGTGAAGCATCAACCATATCTGCCTTTTCGATTTTTGCGTGCTCATCAACAAAGTAAACTGAGTTTCGACCACCACGACCAATATCCGTTCCACCTTCTCCAGTAATGGTTGATCCGTTATCTGGGTTTATGATCTTGCAATAGCTTAAATCCCTTGACGCTTTGAATTGTTCTGGAAGAAAAAAGGGTGGAAGGTTTGTTATGATGAAACGGATCTTTTGAAGGATTGAATCTAAATCACCGATTTTATCCACAAGATTCAATTTTCTGGATCCGATACCTGCTTTGAATCCTTTTTCATAAATCCATTTATGTACGAAAATCGCACAGATGATCCACGTTAATCCCATATCCCTTGATTTTTCTATTAAACCATTCTCCGTATTATCCATGCACCAGAGAACATGCTTAACCAGTTCCTCTTGCTTGTCAAAGAGCTTTAACGGAATTCTGGTAGGCAATCCGATTTCTATATTTCTGGGATCATAGGTATAAACCCATTCATTGATGAACCCAATGACATTATCTCGAAATGAATCATAAACTTTCTGCTTCAACCAGTATCTTGCATGAACATGTTTTTCTATCTGGCTTCTGCGCCATAGCTCATAGGCAATATAGTCTTTTTTCCTTTGCTGATATGTGCTTACTTCCACACTCATTCTTTCAGCAATGCTAACAAACTATCAGAGTCAAGTTTTTTAGCTTCATCAACAGTAAGTTCTTTTGTGAATGTTATATTCCTGCTCTTGATTTCCTCACCATCCTTTCCAGTCACTTCCATTCTGTCAATCCTGCCAAATTCCTCTGGATATCTTCTCTCTAAGATCCAAGCCTTTGACTGCCATGAATCATCTTTCTTGATATCATTTAACAGGCTGACCTTTCCAACCTGCATGGCTCTTTTAATATCATCCACGAATTCTCTGTACACTTCTGGCTTGTAGTTATCTGGACCAGTGTATCTACCCTCTGCTTTCTGTACCCATTCGTACCAAGTTGATTCAGCCCACCCTGCATATTCGCAAGCTGATTTGTAGCTTAGCCCAAGAACAATTGCGCCCCTGAACTTATCAGCTTGATCTGGATTAGAAACAAACAAGGGTGTTCGCCCCTGTTCGTTTTTGATTTCGTTTATTTTTTCTATATCAGATCCTGAAATGGTCTGGCTCTTCTTTTTGCCTGTCATTTTGAAGCTCATTTATTTCATCTTCAAACAGGGATGGCATTCTGTCGTGCAAGTCAATAAATTCATCAATAAAAAAATCGAACTTTGATTTTCCGAGTTTTTTACCTGCGACTGTGTGACAATCAAAGGCATACTTCGGAATTTCTATATTCTCACTGGCTTCCAGATCTTGAATATATTTTTCAATTTCAGCTTCATCAATTCCTTTACCGAACAGCCCATCGTAAGTAAGGTTTTGGATATGATCCGCATCCCTGTCTTTTGGGAACTTACACAGTAATAGTACAGCTTTCGATATAAAGATTCTACCTTTAGCCATTTTGCTACGCTGTTTTTCATTCTGTAATAGGAATCCATTGAATAATGCATGGATCTCTTTGGTCATTAATCCACTAACATCTTCTGCGCTTATGGTGTAAAGTCTTTTCCAGAGATAACGCCAATATCCTGATTCATACATTTCAAGTGCGCTGAATCCTGCTATTTTGGTATCACCCCTTCTTATTGACTTCTGGAGAGTTGAAGCCATTTCTGACAGTAGATATCCTTTTTTAGTTCTTATTTTGTGAAAACCCATGTTTGCCTTTGGTTTTATTTATGTTTTAGCGATTATTAAGTGATTGTAATTTAACAATTTATACGATCATATTAAAGCGTTAAAAAGGTATTTTTAAAGACCTTCCAAATTGATTCTTTTTGTCTGCTCTCTGTTGGTTCTGTTGGTTTTTAGGCTGAACTGCACTACCAAACTCTGCTCTCAGAAAGTCAAAAGTTTCCTTTTCAGTGGTTTTATCCCTGTACTCTGCTAAACCGCCCCTTCGTGCGAAAGTGTCTTTTTGCTGTAATGCAAACCGATCATCTATCAAGCATTTCCTGTGATAATAGGCATTGAGCAACG